AATGTTGTTTTTGATTTTACACTCACAAGACAAGAAGAAAGTTTTTCTAAAAAGAGAATGAAGTTTGTAGCGTGCTCTAGAGCAAAAAAGACTTTGTGGTTAATAAAAAGTAGAAACAATTTAACATTTGCAGGAAAGGAGGACTTATGACAAACAAAGATATATTCGATGAAACGTTTCCAAAAGATAGACAGGTAGGTGGTGATCACTACGCTTCGTTTTTGATTCAACCCTGGACGTTTATAAGAACAAATGAACTAAACCCATTTCAAGCAAACGTAATTAAATATGTTTGTAGATATTTAAATAAAAATGGTGTAGAAGACTTAGAGAAGATAAAACACTATTGTGATTTGGAGATTGAACATTTGAAAGATAAGAAGAAAAAATGAGTGATTATTTAAAAGATTTCTTAGAAGCAGCTAAGAAAGTTGAAGATAGTTTTGCTAAAAATTTAACTGATGTTGTAAGGGCATCAAAGAAGCAAGACATGTACGAACACTGGGACATGGTGGGAAAACTAGATGGTGAGGCTTTTAGGTTTGAGGTTAAAGGTAAAAAGAAATTTAATCGAAAAGATCTAAATACTCAAGACGAGATGGCTTGCATAGAATATGTAAACGTCAATGGTTATCCTGGATGGATACAAGGCAATGCAGATTACATTGTGTTTCAAAGAAAAGTTTATGATTGGCTAGTGGTTAATCGTAAAGAGTTGTGGGATATGGTACACGACAAATTAAAAGAAAGAAATTTTTCAGCATCAGATAGACAATGGTTTGAACCCAAAGAACCTTACGCTACCTACGATAGATCTTTTTTTAATAAGAAAGATAAGTTTTGTTGGGTGCCGTTTGAAGACATAGAAAAACTAAAGGATATAAAAAAAATAAAAAATGCCGATTCCTTATGAGTTATCTGAAATCGACGATATAGTTGATGGAGATACAGTTGCAATTGACTTAGAGACTTACGATCCAGAGCTGAAGACTCACGGATCAGGGGCCATAAAAGGCGTAGGTAAAGTTTGTGGTATAGCTCTCGCATACAGAGACCAGAAAAGATATTATCCAATAGGACATAAAGGTGACAAGTCTGGTAAGAATAGGACTTGGAAAAAATTAAACGATAGAATATTTCAAAACGAAAAGATAATAAAAGTATTTCACAATGCAATGTACGACGTTTGCTGGATAAGAACAGCAACAGGTATGATGTTGAAAGGTCCTATTTATGATACGATGATAGCTGCATCAATCATTGACGAGAACAGACCAAGATATACTTTAGATTCACTTGGTAAAGATTATTTAGGAGAAACAAAGTATAAATATGATTTAGCAGAAAGATCAAAAGAAGAGCATGGCATAGCAGATCCAATGGCTAACATGCACAAACTACCTTGGGAAACTGTCATAGATTATGCCGAACAAGACGTAACTTTGACCTTAAATTTATGGAATAAATTCAAGGGTTTAATTAAGAAACCTATAAAAACAGAAGCTAAAAAAACAAAAACTTTAGAAAATATTTTTGACATAGAAACAAGATTGTTTCCTTGTCTGGTTGATATGCGTTTCAAAGGTGTAAGAGTTGATGAAGAAAAAACAAAAACTTTTGGAAAAGAAATACAAAAACAAAAAGATGAAATTGTAGATGCAATTGAAAAAGAAACTGGAATTAGGGTAGATGTTTGGGCTTCGGATTCTATCAAACCTTTATTAGATAAGCTAGACATTAAAGATTATAAAATAACACCTAAAACAGGGCGAGCTAGTATAACAAAGTTGTACTTAGAAAACCATACAAATAAATATTTAAAAATGATTGCAGAAGCTAGACAACTTGATAAACTATACAACACTTTTGTGAGCGGTATTTTAAAACATATCCACAAAGGAAGAATACACGCAGACATAAATCAAATTAGATCAGACTCAGGTGGAACTGTTACAGGAAGATTCTCAATGAGTAATCCAAACTTACAACAGATACCTGCGAGAAGTGAATTAGGTAGTAAGATAAGAGAATTATTTTTACCAGAAGAAGGTCACGAGTGGGCATCCTTTGACTACTCACAACAAGAACCTAGACTTGTAGTACACTATGCTTTGAAGAATGGATTTCAAGGAGCAGAGGTTATGGCACAAGCATACAAAGAAAATCCAGACACAGACTTTCACAAGATAGTTGCAGAGATGGCAAGAATAACTAGAAAGCAAGCTAAGACAATTAATCTTGGTTTGTTTTATGGTATGGGTAAAGGAAAACTAGCAAACTCTTTAGAGCTAGATAAAGATGAAGCAGAAGAATTGTTTGATCAGTATCATACAAAAGTACCTTTTGTAAGAAAGTTATCGAAAGGTCTACAAGAATATGCAGAGGAAAATAAAAATATTTTTACATTAGAAGATAGGTTTTGTAGATTTGATAGATGGGAACCTATGGATAAAGAATGGAATCCAGAAAAAGGTATGTTTGAAATAACAGAGTACAAAGAAATTGATGGTATAAAACAAATAATAAAATCTCCTGTACCTATATTAAAAACAGAAGAGGCGCAGAACAGATACCACAAAGAATTATCAGTAAACAATAAGCCATCAGATCCTAATTGTAATAACTTTGAACAGCATTATAGACCTGCGTTTACTTACAAAGCTTTGAATAGATTGATACAAGGATCAGCCGCAGATATGACAAAAAAGGCCATGGTAGAACTTTATGAGATAGGTATAGTGCCTCACATACAGATTCACGATGAACTTTGTTTTTCAATAAAAAGTTCTGAAGAAGCATCTCTTATAAAAAAGACGATGGAGAACGCAATAGAATTAGAAGTGCCAAATAAAGTTGACTTTGAATCTGGACCAAATTGGGGTAGTATAAAAGGATAAAAAATGACTTATGGCTTACTTAAATGTTAACATACCACCGACTTACGCACAAATAAAAAGGGAGTATCTTTATGATCTTAAAAAACATAGGGGAGAAGTTGAAGACTGCATTATCTTTGGTCTTAGCGCTCTCACAGGTAGGGCTATATTATTTCATGCTATTATGGAAAACGGTGCAATATTTTATCGCTTACCAATTAGCGCGTTTATTCAAAAGGGATTTGACCCACATAGAGTGCCCACAAGAAGACTTGATGAACTACAGCTCTGGAATTGTTTTTCTTATTATCCTTCTGTTCATCGTTGGGATATACTAGACGGACAAGCAGGAAAATACATAGGAAAAGACAAAAAATGGCACGCTGGTAAATATTTATTTACTGTTGACTTTGCGCATCCAGAGTCTAATATACTTGACACTGATCATTCAGAGATCCCGCACGAGCATAAGTGCGCTCACATTATTGCTCTCGATGATGGCAATTTTGCAGCACAACCTAACAATCGATGTATATGGGATATACCTTCTTTTACTGTAAAAGATACAATCCCAGATTGGAAAGTGCAGACTTCTGAGTGGAATGTTGAAGATAGCAGGGCTTGGCGTACAGAAGATACAGACAGGTTCTTCTATGAAATTGAGGAGAAAAAAAATGATTAAAAAAGTAAGACAGTTAGCTGGGCATTACTGGATGGACCACAAAGTTGAAGTGGTTATATTTGCAGTTTTAATAGTTTCGCTAATTATAAAATAGATTTTAGAGTTATGGAGTTAGCCAGGATGAATTATTACTTTACAGGTTTACTGATTGTAATGTTAACTCTCCTGGCTTTCTGCGGAGGACCACATGTCCAATAAACCATTAAACATATCTGACGAGGCAAAGGTGCAAATGCCGATGAAGACCGTAGTGTCTTTGATCACGATGGTGGCAATTGGGACCTGGGCTTATTTCGGTATCATTGAAACCCAAAACAAACTCTCAACACAAGTTGAGTTGATGTCTAAAGACTTAACTGAAAACACAGAGTTTAGAATAAAATGGCCACGGGGCCAACTCGGATCGCTGCCCGCGGACTCGGAGCAATTTATGATGATCGAGGATTTATACAAGACCACGGACAAGTTAAATGCACATATCGAATCAATGGCTTTAAACAAGGTAAACATCGAGTTTTTAAGAAAACAAATGGACAAGGTTTTAGAGGACATTGAAAAATTAAAAGATGCTAATCGTGAGATTGGATACAAGAACGGAAGTTACTCACAATGATGGAAAAATTAATGACAATGTTGATAGGAATCTTACTGGCACTTGCTGGTTGGAGTCTATCTCGTACGTTTGAATTATCTACAAGTCAAGCAGTTCTTTTAGATAAAGTTGAAAGATTAGAAATGCAGTCAAGATTATTAGAAGAAAAGTTATCTGAAATGGCTGATTCTGATGAAGAAATAATGGAACAACATGAAAAATTATTTCAAAAATTAAACCAATCAAATACGGGGTATAGTTACCAATGATAACCGAAGTTGTAGTGGCCCTACTTATGTTTGTAAACGGAGAGATCAAGGAACACTTGGTGCAAAAAAATATGGCCCATTGCCTTCGCGGGAAGCGCCACGCGGAGAGACAGTATTCTGAATCTGTGTCTTACAAATGCTATAAGGGTAAAGCAGAGATAGAGTTATATCAAGGAAGAAAATATATTAAAGCTTTGATCCTTGAGTAAGAAAAAGAACCCAATAGCTAAATATCTGAAAGATAGACGTTACCGTCAGATTGTGATAAGAAATAAGAAAGCTTATAACAGGAAGAAACATGAAGATTACAGCAGAGATAGTTAATGGTAAATGTCCAACATGTGATGAGTTCACAATGTTAGTTGGATTAACAGCTACAGTCTACAGATGTATGAATTGTGGTTCTGATTTAGAACAACATGTAAACGGTAAAATAAGTTATTTGCCACACATCACACGATCTGGTGATGGTGAACCGTTTGTAAGAGAATGGAAAGATGGCGAAAAAATTTAAAGCATTTGTAGAGCGAGACAAACCTAAAAAAAGAGGTGCACGTCAACACAAGAAAAATAAAAACAAGCACGAGAAAAGACAGCAAAAACAAACACGTTATAAAGGCCAAGGAAAGGGTTGACATCAATCCCAATAAATCCTACATTGTAGGTATGAAAGAAAAAATAATAACAATTAAAGTAGATGGTGCCAGTCAAGGACAATGGTCAAACCTTTTACTTGAACTAAACTTAATAAAGAAAGCTTGGAAAGCTTATGGTGTGGATCTGTCTTTGAAAGCACCTGGTTTAAAAAATACAATTGAATGGGGGACAAGACTCAATGATTACACAAGACCATCTAGACGACCTGGCAAAAGAGTACAACCAAACCAAAGACCCAGAACTTAAAAAGTTATGGTTTGATAAAGTAAAGGAGTTTGCAAACAATGGAATTAATTCTTCTAAGCGACGAGTTGTATCAGTTAGTAGCTGTCACAAAGGAGATGATGGAGGGTATATCATTATTGGCAGAAGTCGACTGCTTTGATCTTTGTGACATACTTCGATTACACTTAACCACGTATCACGAACCATGGAACGTACATGTCATGAATGATGGCAGTGGATATCTCTATGGTTGTGTCTGCAGATAAAACACCTACCCTTGAAGAGGGAATAAATATAAAGGGTAGGTAATGGTGAGAAGATTGAATTTCAGGATTATCAAAAATTTAGATTATTGTCAAATGGTATCTGTAGGAGTACAATAAAATTTAATAAACATGTTGTATTTATTAACATCGGCAGAACCTATTTCTTCCATTTTTACGATGGATTGTTTATACCCTTCCATCAAACAATCGTACTGTGAGTTGAACGTGGTAGGCCACGGATACGGGTCCAGGCAAGATCCTGCGACCTGCGAACAAATTATAATACTTAATAATATTTTCATTGACAATCCTATATTATCACCTATATTAGTGGTTTAATTATGAAAGGAAACAAGCATGACAGACATGAGTAAATATAAAAATGTTTCTCTATCAAAAGAAACATATAAGGTTTTAGAGACGTTGTCGAAGGTTATATTGCCTGACGCAAAACTAAGTGTCGCTAAAACAATTGAAGCAATAGCAAATGAGAAAGCAAAGAAATTAAATGGCAAACTCAAAAAAAGTTAAAAGAATCCACATTTGTCCTACCTGTAAAGGTAACGGATATGTTAAGATTCAAAACATTTATGACATAGAACTACAAGTTCATCAGTGTTGGGACTGTGATTCTGAGGGTGAATTTGTAGAGTATGTAGAAGAGGAAGAGAGAGTATTAAATTGAACAGTTTTACAGTGATGAAAAGGACGAGCCCCATGCAAAAAATGCTACGCGCTAAATGCCTCTGGGGGTTACATATGGTATCCTTAAATGGCAATGCCAGTATTCGAGCCTTTGGCGACCCGTTAGTACGTGCACGGAAAGCGGGCGTTTGATGATAGGTTTATTTTTTATCGGTATAGTCGTTTCAGTTATTGTGATGGCTGTACTATTACATGTGAGGAAATATGATAGCTGAAACAGACATTGCATATATTGCAGGACTCTTTGACGGAGAAGGATCGGTACACTTTAAACGTGGTATTGAAAAGAAAAAGAAACACAAAGGCAACGGATATAGATATTCAAACTCTATGCGTATCAGTATGGAAATCACCATGACGGACCATAGTGTATTGATTTGGTTACATGAAGTATTAGGTGTTGGAACACTCAGACCGAAGACTGTAAAAGGGACCAGGAAAGATGGAACTAAATACTTGAAACAATACAAATGGCGTTGTACATTTAGAGATGCTTATCAAGTGTGTTTATTGATTTGGCCTTTTGCACATACTAAACTGCCGAAGATTCAACAAATTATTGAACACTACTCAAAAGAAAAATTAAAAGAAGAAGCTGTAGGAGTCGGGGGCAAGGATTGTTTTGTAATTAATAACGTAGTTAGTTTAGATAAATATAGGAAAGATAATGTTCGATAAATACATATATAAATTTTTAGATAAAGTCATGGAATGGTCTGGTAAGATCAATGCATGGGCATGGGTTAAACATTTGAAATATATAGAAAAACGTAGGGAGGAAAGATACTTTGGCAAAAGAAAAAGGTAGACAGTGGGATGGCAAGTCTAGAGTCTCTAATGATACTTATCGTAAACGATTCGATGAGATATTTAAAAAAGAGAAAACAACTTCTGAATTGCTTCAAGAAGGTTTTGAAGAAGAACAAGAATACTTAAAAGAATTAGAAGATAAACTATGAAGAAGAGTGACAAGTACGATTACTTCGAAGGTAAACAAATCACGGACCCTGACACAGGAAAAAGAGTCTACGAGATAAATAATTATAGACTTCCTTCTGTGACTACGATATTAGGGGCCACCAAAAATCAACAATTTTTAAAAGAATGGAAGGCCAAGGTCGGTGAAAAAGAAGCTGAACGAATCAAGAATGTATCTAGTGCAAGGGGTACCAGTATGCACAAATTCCTCGAGTCATATGTCACGGGTGTTGGCTATGATGATCTTACTGAACTGGGACAGGCGGCGAAACCCATGGCCGATAAAATTATGGAGATTGGTCTTGCGCCAGTGGAAGAGTATTTTGGTTCCGAAGTTACGTTACATTACCCTGGGTTATACGCGGGTCAGACAGACCTTGTCTGTTTACATAATGGTATTGAAACTGTTGTTGACTTCAAGCAAGCTAACCGTCCGAAGAAGAAAGAATGGATCGAAGATTATTATCTGCAAATCGCAGCGTACGCCATGGCACACGACTATGTCTACGGATCAACAATCCGACAAGGAGTTATCATGGTATGCACGCCTGACTTATATTACCAAGAATTTAGGATCACGGACCACGAACTACGGACCTGGAAACACAAATTTTTAAAACGATTAGATATGTACCACGAGTTAATTTATGATGAGAAAGAAAAAGCGAAAGTATCCGTTACGGCGGGAGACTTCACCCGAAATGAATTGGATTCTAAATAATCACGCTGATTGGTTAGACGAAAACATTTCGAAGGTAGAAGGAAATAAATGTAGAAAGCAAGCGATTGCTTATGCGCATAAAGATCAACGACAGAGAGGAGTAAGAAAGCATGACAGATCAGACGAGGTGGGGGATCCACGAAGTACAGACCAGGAATAAGGCTATAAAGTATCGACGTGACCTTGTAGCTAAAGCGATGGAGACTGTGGTCAAGCTTGACGAAACAGGGATCACGGACCTTATGATACAGATTGAGGCAGAATATGAGCGTAAATATGGCAAGAATAAGGCAGACAAAGTCATATTATAAGTGTCGGGAAAGTGTCGGGCCCGATACTTTAAGTGTCGGGAAATTTTAAAATCATGCAATTTGACCCAGAATGGACAAAATTCCCGATACTTTGGGGGTCAATCCCGATACATAGAAGAGGCTCCCGACACTTCTCCCGATACCAAAAGTCCAGTAAAATAGCGCTCCCGATACTCCCGACACCTTTTTCGGAAAATTTTTTTTCCTGGGAACTGCAGGGTCGAAATCCATTGTAAGTATCGGGAATAGATTGTGGCAAGAATATGGCAACTAGACGTGTATTTGTACTTGTGATATTAGATTGTCATGCCTAGGAAAAGAAGAAAATTATCGTTAACTGATAGATCCACCGATATACCTTTTTCGAAAGTTAGAGTGGAGTGGGTTGACTGCGTCAGTGACTCTGGCTGGGCTACAGAAAAAGAATTTGATAAGATGAAATTATCTTATCCAGTCAATGAAGGTTGGTTGTATGAGAAGACAGACAAACATATTAAAATGTTTGCGTCATACGATAAAGATGAAGATGGAATTACTTTTGGGGATCGAACGATGATTCCACGTCATTGGGTGAAGAAGATTCAGAAGTTATAGCAGATGGAGTCACATCGATTATCTGTGAGTAGTCGTCTAAAATCTGTTTCATTTTTGCTTCTAGCTCTTGTTCTGACATGTCCTCTAATTTTCCTGTTTTTATTATTTTCCTATCTATGTATAATCCTGCTGCTTTTCCTCTGTTTGCTTCCGCGTTCACTGCTGAAGAAAATGATCCTTTTTTCAAAGCGGCTTCACGTAGTCTAGCAAGTTCTGCAATATGTCCTTCGTAAGTTACTTCATGCTTACGTAGTCTTTCTTCTTTTAGTTCACCAATATACTTTACAACAAGTGGAGAATATTTTGGATTAGTTAGTTCTGATCCTTCTCTCATTGCTCTGTCCTTACTGTAACCTGCAGCGATAGCAGCCTCACGTTTAGTCATTGGTCCGTCTGGTCCTCCGAATACTAAATACTCAGCGAAGCGTTGTTGCATTTCTGTTAATCTTTTTGGTACACCCATAGTTGACAATTTAAGGGAACTATCCTATAAAGTCAATACATGAAAGTATACAAAGACGATAGAGGAGAACACGATTTAGAACGTAAGATCGAACAGTTAGAGTTAAAAGTTAGAACTTACCAAGAGTTAATGCAAGATACAAAAGCATTAAAGTATAAGATAACAACATTAGAAAGTGAAATAATTAAGAAAGATAATTTAATAGAAGGAATGAAAAAGATCATAGATGATCTGTCAACAAAATGAGAGTAAAAGATTTACAAGAATTTTTAGGTTCGTTTACAGA